AGAACCCAGTCACCTCTGCTCGAACCCGCTGGCGGTGCCAGCGGGGATGCTTCGACCCACGCGTACCAAGGCGCGGGCACGGGGCGATACTTCAGCGCGAACTCCCCTGGCGAGTCGACGTACAAGCGCCCAGGCAGCCGGTCGCTGCTGCGGAAGTTCCCGGCGTCGTCGAGCCACTTGATGACGACCTCGTACCAGACCTCCGGGCTGATCAGCGTCGTGAGCTCGAGGTCCGCCGTCCACTCCCCCGTGGAGACTGCCGGGACGACGCTCACGACGCGGGAGGCGTAGAGGACTCCGCCGTTGACACGCACACCCGGCCCGGACGGGTGAAACTCGATCACCGGGTGACGGTCGACGGATGAGGTTGCGAGCGCCTTCCGCTCGAAGTCTGCGAGCACACCGTTGATGAGAGCCACTGGACACCGCCTCTTGCTTTGTGTTTACGTTTGTGTTTACATTAGCTCATGGTCAAGCAGCCGATGGTCGCCAGGCAAGTACGAGTCCCCGAGAAGCTCTGGGATGACGCAAAAGCAGCCGCCGACAGCAACGACGAGACAATCAGCGAAGTCATCCGCCGAGCCCTCACCGAGTACGTCAAGGAGAACCAGTCATGAAGATCCGCATCGCCGCGCTCGCGCTTCTCGCCGTTCTCGCGCTGTCCGGTTGCGCCGAAGGTGCCACCGAAACCGCAGCGAGCTCTGAGCGGTCGACGGCACAGGAGGCCGCGGTCTCCGGCCCGTCCGAGCCTCTCGCCGCCGAGACGCCCACTCCGGCGCCGCAAGCTGAGTCCGACGATGCCTTCGTCGCATGGGTTCGCGACCACCTGCGACCGGACAACATCATCCCGAACGCGACGGATGAGCAGCTGGTAGCAGCCGGACAGGACGGCTGCGCGCAGATCAGAAGCGAGGTCGCCCCCGACGACCTGACTGTCATCGCGGGCGAAGAACGCGACGGCGGAGGCTACTACCGCGATTCCAGCATCATCATCACCGGAGCACGCATGTTCCTGTGCCCCGACCGGATCGACGGCTAGGCCACGATCCGGAAGAGGTTGCCCGACGCGTCCGCGTGCACAACGCCGGCAGGCAGCCCGCCAGCGGATGCGGATGTCTTCGTGGGCAGGCCTACGATCTTCACACCAGTCGACGTGACCTCAACCCATCGGGCGCCGCCTCCACTGAGCTTCCCGAGCCCAGGGCCGAGGTCGATTGACCCCCCGTTCAGCGCGCCACTATAGAGCGACAGGGTCGTGCCCGCGGCGTACACCTCCGGCCCGCCGGAGAACTTCATCGAGCCGCCGTTGGAGGTCGGGTCGAGCGTCATGCTCCCGACCTTGATTCGCCCAACGGAAGACACGATCAGCTCCGCGAGCAAGGTGAGGTTTCCGGTGATGTCCACGTCGCCCGAGATTGATCCGTCTCCGTTGAGGTGCCAGGGTCCGATCTGGGTGAGCTCGCCGGTGGTCGTCACGTTGCCCGTGATCGTGCCGTTGCCCTCAAGCGTCCACGGACCCGTGACTTTGAAGCTCCCGGTCACGGTGGTCGTACCGTCGATCGACATGGTGCCGACGACGATCAGGCTACCGCCCGAGTCGACGCGCAGCGTTCCGCCGATGATGCGGAGACGCCCGTTCGTGATCGACGCGTTTTCGAGGGGTGCGCCGGATTCGAGGCGGTCGATACGACGGATGATCCGCTGCAGCCACCCCCAGGCGTCGGACAGGTCACGAAGCACTCTGCACCTCCACGCGGATCTGATTGCTGAACGAGCCCGAGCAGGCGATCACGCGCAGCGTGTGCGGGCCGTCGGGGAAGACGACGTGGCCGGAGGACTCGAGGTTCCATCCTCGGCCGACGGTGGCGAGGGTGGCGGGGAACTCGTCGTCGGCGGTGAAGGACCCGACGCGCCACTGCGCGATCGGGTTTCGTGCGGCCGCGAACCATGCGTTCGTGGCGCCTTGCAGTTGCGCCCCGGCGAGGTCAGGGAACGTGCGTTTCGCGTCCCGGATCGGGATCGAGTACGGCCCGCTGCCGGCCCACGCGACCGGCTGATCCTGGCCGCTTCCTGAGCCGACGCCCTGCCCACCGGTGAGCTGGTCGGCTCCGTTGACCTTGTACCCGACTCCGCCGAGCGGCGACGTCTCGGCTTGCAGGTGGAAGCTGCTGGACCCGGCGCTCACCTTCGCGGCGACGAGGGTCTCGTATCGCAGCTGGCGACCGGCGGTCAGGTACGGGCGGAGCACGATCTCGTAGCCGAGCTCCTCAATCTGGGTGAGCAGATCCTCGATCGTCAGCTTCTTCCAGTACTCCCAGGTGGCGGAGATCGTGCCGGCGCCGTCGGCGGGCAGATCAATCGGGTAGTTCCATTCGGGTGACCACTGCATGAACCGGGCGAGGATCGCACGGACGGCGCCGCTCGCCGATCGGTTCGCGATCGTCAGCGTGCCGAGCTCGTAGCCGCTCAGCCCGTACGTCATCCGCCATTTCGTCTCGCCGCGGAGCTGCACACCGGTGACGGTGAGCGTGCCAGCGTCTTCGTCGTAGTCCCAATCGTCGATCTTCCATGCGCCAACGACGGCGGTGTCACCCCACCGCAGCGACAGGGATCGGCTGTTCGGAGTGAACAGCCGATCGATCTCGGCGCGGGTGAGTCCGGTCTCACCGTCGAGGACCTTGAAGGCGAAGGAGCACTCCCCCGTGCCGGAGAGGTTCATGGACCACGACGGGTCACCGGCAGCCCACGCCCGTCCGAGCTCGTTGCCGGTGATCGACTCGTGAGACCAGAGAGTCCACATCGGCTCGCCTCCGATCAGACGTACGTGTCGGGGATCTTCACCCGCCCGGGGGCCGAGAGGGTGAACGGTGTGCTTCGTCCGGGTGCCGCGGTCCACAGGTCGCCGCGCCCGACACCGAACATCTCGACGCCGTTGCGGTAGACGCGGCCGCGGCGCAGGTCCACGGTGTGCGTGCCGCCGGCTGTCGCTCCGGTGACGGTGAACGTGCGCCCTTCGGACGAGATCGTGTACGACGCCGGAGCGGCGGGGATCTCGATGACCGGGTAGGCCGGGAAGTTCCCGAAGTGGCCGGCCGCGATGGACGTCGCTGTCCCGGTCATCGGGAAGATGCCGGTCTCGCCGTAGCGGCGAGGGTCAGCGAATACGAGCTGCAGTTGGAAGTCGGCGCGCAGCACGCGGCCGACCCACTCCCCGCGGTCGCTCACCTCCGCTGCCGTCCGCCTCGCCAGTGCCCACCGGGTGGCCCCGCGGTGTTCGATCGTGACGGACTGGCGGTCGCCGGTCGCGCCGAGGCCGGTGAGTCGGTCGCACTGTTCCTGCAGTAGTGCAGGGTCAGCGGCGAGGGCGAGCCCGTCGATGGTGACGACGCGGGCGGGGAGGTAGACGGGGAGGTCGTGCTCGCCGTGCTCGACTGCGCGGGCGAGCGCCTCGCGGCGTCCGGCCGGCAAACCTTCCCACCCTTGGAAGCCGTCCTTCTTGACGAACAGTCCCCATGGCTTGGCGAGGTCATGTGGACGGCCGAGGATCTCTCGACCGTCCACATGAATCTCGAGCAGCTGCTTCATGATCTCTCCCGTCAGCCGCGTGTACGGCTGGCGAGCGAGGCGAGCTTCTGACCCGCCATCTCCACAGCCACCGCCGGATCCTCGTGATCGAAGTGGTTGTTCTGTTCGATGCGTGTAACAGCGGCACCGGGGTCGTCACCGGGACCGCCCCTGCGCCGCGCTGTCTCCTCAGCGTCGACCGTCGCCGATGCGGAGGCCATGGTGACCTGTGCCCGCTTCGACGCCGACGCGGCCGCGTCGACGAGCGCGTCACCGAACCCGCCCGCTTCGTCCTTCGCGCCCGCGTTGAATTGCTCCAACGTGGCCGCGCCGGACTCTTTCAGTCGCCGCCACCCGGACCCGGAGAGCGGGCCGCGCTTGGCGGGCGAGTGCGGGAAGAAGTCGGTGATCGTCCCGACGATGTCGCCCACGGCGTCACCGAGAGAGCCGAGCATGCTGAACAGACCGTCGATGATGCCCTTGATGATCTGCGCGCCGAGGTCGAGCCAGTCGACCCCTGCGAGCCCGTCCCAGATCGCGGAGATGATCTGAGGGAGCATCGCGATGATCTGCGGGATCGCTTTGACGAGCCCGGTGATGAGCGAGACGACCAGCTGGATGCCGGCCTCGATCAGCTGCGGGAGCATCGTCAGCAGCCCGGTGACGAGCTGCAGCACGAGTTCGATCGCGGCGGTGATCAGCTGCGGGAGCGCGTTGATCAGCCCGGTGATCAGGGAGAGCAGCAGTTGGATGCCGGCCTCGATGATCAGGGGCAGGTTCTCGATGATCGCGGTCAGCAGACCGGTGACCAGGTCGAGGGCTGCCTGCAACAGCATCGGCAACGCGGTGATGATGCCCTGGATGAGCGCCATCAGCAGCTCGATGCCACCCTGGATGATCTGCGGCAGTGCGCCGACGATCGCCGTGAGCAGCCCGCCGATGAGGGACAGTGCCGCTTGGATGAGCATCGGCACCGCGGTGATGATGCCCTCGATGAGGGTGGTCACCAGGGTGATCGCGGCGTCGACGATCATCGGCAGGTTCGACACGACGGCGTCGATGAGCCCGGTCACGAGCGCGAGAGCGCCCTCGACCAGCAGCGGCACGGCCTGGACGATGCCCGTGATCAGCGATCCGACGATCGACCCGGCCGCGGTGATCAGCTGCGGAATCGCACCGACGATGCCCTCGATGATCCCGGGGACGACGGCGACGACCTGGTCGACGAGCCCGGGCAGGGCGGCGACGATCTGATCGACAATCCCGGTGATCCCGGAAGCGAGGCCCGCGAAGTCCCCACCCGAGAGGGCGAGACCGGCGAGCCCGGCCGCGACGATCCCGAGGGGACCGCCGAGAGCTGCCAGCGGCCCGGTGAGGCCGCCAAGCATCGACCCGACCAGCGGGAGGCGCGAGAGCACACCGGCGAGCCCGCCGGCACCGAGAGCGGCGAAAGCGGCTCCCAGTGGGGCGATCACCCCGGTGAGACTCCCGAGCCCGAAGTCGGCGAGGGTGGCGCCCTCCCCCATCCTGGTGAACAGGTTGGTGACCCAGTCCATCGCCGGGCCGACCACGCGCAGCAGCACGTCACCGAACGCCTTGGCCCGTTCCTCGATGGGACCGAGTGCGGACGTCGCGGCGGCGATCAGCGGACCGATCTTGCCGTAGACGCCCTCAAGCGCGTTCGCACCGATGCGGCCCATCGCGGCGAGGAAGTTCTTCGCCGCGCCAGGGACGGTCTTGCCCATCTCGGCGGCGACCGTGCCGGCGGCAGCTTCGGCGGCCTTCGAGAACGTCTCGAAGTCGACCTTGCCCTCGGAGGCCATCTTGAAGACCTCGCCCGCGGTGACCCCCATCTGGTCGGCGAGTGCCTGGTAGATCGGGATGCCGCGGTCGGCGAGCTGGCTGATGACGTCGTTCTGGACGCCGTTGGCCTGGGTGGCGGCCTTGTTGAAGATGGAGCCCATCTCTTCCATCGAGATTCCCGCCGCGGAGGCGTTGTTCGCGATGTTCTTGAGGTGGGACTGCAGCTGCTGGCCGGGCTTGATGTTCGCCGCGACCGCGGAGGCGGCGACGGTCGCCGCTTCCCCGAGGCCGAAGCTCGTGCCACGGACGGACGCGAGCGCGTCGCCCATGATGTTTTTCACCGAGTCGGCGTCGTTTCCGAGGCCGGTCAGTTTCGCGCGTGCGGTGTCGATCGCGGCGAGGCGACTGAAGCCCTTTGTGAAGGCGACAGCGATGCCCGCAGCGGCGACGGTGACAGTGCCGGTGGCGGCGGCCTGGATGCCGTGGCCGAGGGCCTGTCCGGCGGCGGATGCGGCGCGACCTGCGGCGCCGACCACGCTCGTGAACGCGGATGCGGCGGCGGGTCCGAGGCGGGCCAGCCCGGTGCCGAAGGCGGCCGTGAGCTGACGGGCAGCGGGGCCGCCGATCGCGGCGATCTTCGAGAACGCCCCGCGCACCTGCGTGGTGACCGGGCTCAGCCATGTCGCCACTCGGGAGCCGAGCTTCACGAACGGGGACGCCATGAGCGTCGCCTGCGCGGCGAGGTACCCGGTCAGTGGGCTGAACGCCCCGCGCACGGTCGCTCCGACGGTGCCCAGCCATGCCCGGGACGCCGACCAGGCGCCGGCGAGACGCCCGCCGACCTGTGTCGCGAGGGACACGAACGCGCGGGAGGATGCGAGAGCGGCGTTCTTCGCGATCGTGCCGAGGCGGGTCAGCCCCGACACGTCCGAGACCGCGCGCAGCAGACCGCCGATCGATCCGGCGACGCCGGTGAACGCGGACTGCGCGGCCTGCGCGTCGGTCCATCCGGCGCGGAGGTTCTGCAGCATGCCACGCATCGACGACGACGACCGTGCAGCGGAGGCCGCGAGCTCGGCGGTCGCGGCGCGGGCGGCGGTCTGCGCGGCAGCGAGGCGGAGCGATGCGGCTGAGACGGCGTCCGTCGCGGCGGAGTACGTGCGGCGCACCGCGGCGAGGCGCTCCTCGGCGGCGATCGCCTGCGAGGAGTTCGCGCCGGACTTGGCGATCGCCTCCTGCAGGCGCACCTCGGCGACGCGGACCCGACCGGCCTCGTCCTGCTGCTTG